GTTCCATGGGCCGTGGCGGCGTTCCCGGCCCACTTGGTCCGAAGGACCTTCTTTTTTACAAATGAATCTACACTTTCGTAATGATTCTCACCTAGGGCGCTCGCGACGTCGCTGGCCGTAATCATATTGTCGCGTAGATCTAACCATTCCTGGGACCTTTGTTCGGCGTATTCAGCCGCAAGAAGTTCCTGGGCCCTGAGTCTCTGGGCCTCGCCGGTTGGCGACTGGGACATGCTTATTCTTAAACCGCGGATCGGTCTTAAGTACTATTTCGGCCGCATTTTGTTCGGCCTGTTTCTTGGTACTCGCGAATCCCGAGCCGCAGTCGAGGCCATTCACGATGACCGTGATGAAAAATTGACCGTTGAACTGTCCCGACACGCGATACTCGGGCAGTGGGTACTTGAGGGCCTGGCACCAGCGCATCAGTTGGTCCTTGTAGTTATCATCCATGAGGGACGTCTGGACCTTTGTAAAAGCCTCGAGGACGAACTTCTTGGCGTGGATCATCCCGAGGTCCAGGTAGATGGCCCCGACGAGCGCCTCGAACACGTCCTCCATGATATGCTCGTTGGTGTTCCAACCGTTGCGCTCACCCTTCTCGTCCATCATAATCATCTTGTCAAGGCCGAGTACCTTTGAAATCTCACAGAGCGTCTTGCCCCGGACCATCTTCGTGCGGGCCTTTGTCAGGAACCCCTCCTGCTCCTTCTCGTGTAAATCAAACAGGTGCTTTGTAATAATAAAACCGAGAACCGAGTCCCCCATGAATTCAAGCGTTTCGTACGAACCAGTCAAACCTGAATAGCGTTTCAGGGCTGACTTGTGCGTAAATGCGCGCTGGTAGTATTGTAGGTTTTTGATTTTTGTTCCGACCAGAGCATTCAGGAAGTCCCTAGACAGCTCGGGGGGTGGAATTTGCTGTTCAGACTCCATGGTTTATCCTGGCGCCACATTTTTATCTGGATGCGTCAGGCAAAAAACACGTCGCGCCCGGCCCAAGGTAATGTGGAGCGTTGTCTATAGACAAACACAAACCATGGCCTCTTACGTCACCTTCAAGGGCTCTTCGGAAAACATCGCGGAACTGCTTAGCATTTTGGGCTCCGCCACAGGAGACAAACCCATGGCCGCCAATGAGACTTATCATGTTTTCACGTCCGACGACTCGGCCACCAACTGGACCATACCCAACCGAAAATATATAGGATTTGGTGAGTTGTGCGCCATAAATACACGGGCAATAGTCGGTGCCGAAATTCGCAAGCAATTCAAGATCGGCACCTTCAAGGGGTACGTGCAGAGGCAGCGATCGAACGGCTACTATCGCGTCGTGTATGAAGACGGCGACAGTGAGGACATGACCGAGGACGAGATTCGCGAACTCATCTACGAGCAGACGCCGCCATCAATGTGCGACGCTATCGAGTGGATCGAAAGCAGCGGGAACAAGGCGCAGTCATTCGCGAAGGTCTGTCGGACCATCGTGAAAGACCGGAGCATAATAGCACCGATTTTCAAGAATGTGGTCGGGGTGAAAATCCGGTCCAACTATATCGGTCCGGGGCTATGGGCCGAACTTGGTGACTGTGAGAATGATAAGCTACACTGGGCGAAGCGGGTTATTGAGGCAATTTACGCAGCGGTTTAATATAATTCAAGCCTTCGCAACCTTCGGACGGGCCTTCTTCTCCTTGGGCGGCGCGTTCGGGTCGGCCGGGGCCTTGGCCTTCTTCTCAGTCTCGGGCTTCGGCTCCTTCACGTAGTGCGGGTTGATGAACTTCTGGATATTCAGGAAGGTCACCTGGGTGCCCTCGGGCGGCGACAGCAGGTCCTTCAGCGTCGCGTCCAGCGTGATATTCTGGCCGGCCTTCAGACCCTTCTCGGTCACGTAGGCGTTGATGCGCGTCGTCACCTGGGAACGCGAGATCTTCTCATCGGCCGCCAGACCCAGGAAGGCCCGTAGCTTGTCGGAGACGCCCAGGGGCTTGTTGAAACCATTGTTGGCCGTGCGGGCCTTGGTCTTCTCACCCGTGGGATCCTCGATGTGTGCGCGAATCTTACGCATGTCCTTACGCAGAGCCTTCAGCTCCTTCAGCAGAATATCCAGGGTCACGGGAGTCTCGGTAGCCATTTCTACTTCTCTGATGTGGCCCATCTTTAAGCCATGAAAAGAGCCATAACCATCACGGCCAGTAAAACGAACATCAGTAAAAAGATGTGCCAGACTTTGTAATCGGTCGCGGAGGTCGTCGCATCGTACGAATTTGTCGGGGTCGAGAGGGCCGTCGCTCCAGGAATCGGAGACGGGTCCGAATTTTGGGCCAAATTTACGTTGAATCCAGGCGGAAGCGTCGTACCCTTGGACTTGCGCAGTTCGACGCTCCGAGGGGGTTGCTGACCCGGATTCTGGCAGCCCGGACTACAGCAGCCCACATCACATGGATACACGAGGCCGTTCTGACGATTTACGTAACCACAGATCGTCGACCCCGGGCTCACTGGATCAGGGAGGCACCCGCAAAATTTGTTTACAAATTCAGGACCGCACTGCGCGCTCATCTAATGTTAAAGAAGAAATTTGTTGATGGTATAATGGAGTACGCCAAGCCCCAGAAGCTCCCGGATGGTCGTTATTTTCTGAAGGTGACGGGGGCCCGTCATCAGGTGAACGGTCTGATTCTACAGGATTCTTTCACGTCCAAGGCGGTGAATTTCAAGGTCCAGGACCCGGCCCTCTTCAACTCTATTGATGAGGAGATCCTGTCTCAGGCCAAGGCGTCCAAGGTTGAGTGGTTCGGCAAGGAGCTGAGCGACGAGACGATCATGAACGCTTACCAGGAGAGCGTGACTGACGGTATTCTGGGCGCGTCCCTCGCGACTCTCAAGGGCGAGATTGTCACGGTCGCCTTCGACACCCAAAAGAACCCGGTCGAACTCCAGGACGTCAAGTCCGGCTCGGGTATCGATGCTCTCTTGGAACTGTCTGGTCTCTGGTTCCTAAAGAAGTCGTTCGGCCCGATCTGGCGCGTAGTCCAGGTGCGGGTCCGTGGTTCCACGGCCCGGGCACCCCCGAAGGAGTACCTTTTCACGGACGACCCCGAGCCCGAGGAGGACCCAGCCGATTATCTGGACTAGGACCCCAGGTCCGCCAAAAAAATATCACAAAGTTATAATAAATGGACCGCAAGGGACTCGCGATAATGATTCTGGCCGCCGTCATCCTCCTGCTTCTGCTGGCCCCCAAGAACAGCGGCTTCACCGCGGCGGCCGGTGTGTCCGGTGCGAATGTCTTCGGCGGCCGTCAGGAGGGCACGTACCAACTGTCCCAGCCCGACTATGCCTCGTGGACCGGTAAGAGCTCGTCGGTGGATGCCGTGGCGACCGCCAGCCTGATTCCGCGTGACGTGGTCCAGACCGAGGATTTTGGTCAGTTCAGCCCGGACAAGATCCTGAGTAATCAGAACTACCTGGATCCCCGTAGCCAGATTGGTTACCCAGAGACGGTGGGTGGCGTGCTGCGCAACTCGAACCTTCAGGTCCGCTCCGAGCCCCTGAACCCCCGCACGCCCGTGTCCGTGTTTAACCTCAGCACGATCCCTCCTGATACCATGCGTCCCAAGTTTGAGATTGCGGCCGAGTATCAGTAAAGGAACCGTCCCTCCCCGCGCCCTCTTTACTTAAATAAGTCCTACGGACTTCTTAAAAATGGACTTTAAGGCTGCCATGACCGAGTGGGTCACCCTCAAAGCCCAACTCACTGCAGCTCGCAAAGATCTCGGAACGTTGAATAAACGTGAGAAGGAGCTTCGCCAGCTTGTAACCGAACACATGGCCCGGAACGAAATCGACACTGTCCGGGTCCAGGACAAGATCAAGGTCAACCTGAAAAAGAAGAAGACGAAGGGTGCCATCACAAAGGACGTCATCAAGAAGGGTCTCGGATCCTATTTTGGCGGGAACGAGGCCCAGGTCGAGGGGGCTTTCCAGGCCATCCTCGACGCGGCCCCGTCGAAAGAAGTCGCGGGCGTGTCCGTGACGGGTCTGGCGTCTATGCTAGGGGCTTAAAAGCCTCGAGCATTTCATTATCAAGTACAAAAATGGGTCTCGGTGACGAGTATTCCCGGGACGCTTACAACTACGAGCTCGCATACGAGTCTGATGATTCAGACGACGTCGATCTCGAACTCCACCCCGAGGATTGGCAGGATATGTATTCCCAGGAGATCCTTGACGGTTGGATGATTATTCGGAGCTACGCCGATGAGCGGTACTTGCCGATCCAGGCGACCTTTCACGATTTCATGAACTTGGTGCTCGCTCCCCAGGAGTGGTACACTCGCGAGGAACCCCAGCCGACCTGGAAGAACATGTGGGACCTGATTTGCGATCGGCCGATCATCTCAGAGCGGGTCCAGGAGGCCAACTTTTACGCTTGGGCCGAAAATTATATTGGATATTTTTAAAATGATTGACATCACTGGTCCCAAGGTTCTGATCCCGGCCGTCCTGTTCGCGCTCCTCAGCCCGGGCCTGATTCTGGCCCTGCCGTCCGGCCAGCCCCGCACGGTCCAGCTGCTGCTGCACGCCCTGGTCCTGGCCCTGGTGTACTGGGTCATCGCAAAGTTCATCGTGAAGGTGAGCCTGAAGAAGGCCGACCTGATCGTGCCGGCCGTTCTGTTCGTGCTGCTGACGCCGGGCGTGCTGCTGACCCTGCCCCCGGGCCCGAGCGGCCGCATCTTCATGTCGGGCGAGTTTGGCGCCGTGCCGACCCTGGTGCACGCTGTGGTGTTCGCCGTGGTGTTCGCTACGATGCGTAAGACTTTTGCTAAGTACTACTAAATGATAAAGTACCTCTCCATAGGCCCCGGGGCCATGGGGTACTTTATCTATCTCGGCTTTATGTCGAAATTAAAACAAGATGGCCGGCTCGATAGTCTCGAAGAAATTTCGGGAGCATCGGCCGGGGGCCTCGCGGCCTTCCTGTTTTGCGTGACGAAGGGGGACCTTGCCCGGGCCCTCGACTTTTCGCTCACCGTGCCCGTAAAACAGATTATGAAACCTAATCTAAAAAATCTCCTCACGAATTTTGGACTCGTACCCGTGACGAAAATTCGAAAGGTGCTCGTGGATGGAACCATCCAATTTATGAATAAAAATGATGTGACCTTCCGTGAACTGTATGAATGGTTCCCGATCAAGCTTCACCTCTCATCATACTGTGTGGATCTCGGGAAGACTGTGTACTTTTCGGTCGACACGACTCCGACCATGAGTGTCCTGGACGCCGTCTGTGCGACCGTCGCCATACCCTTCATATTTTCACCCCTAAAATTGAGTGACGGCTGGAATTACATGGATGGTGGATCGGCCGAAACGACCCCATCGGCACCCTTTCTTGGAAAACCGGATGGAATTTTGGGTATAAAATTAGGACCATGTGTCCCACGACCGTCCAAGGACCTCAAGACGCATGCTCTCAATATCCTGTACTCGACCATGAGTCTGAGATACAATTATGATGTCCCAATTTTGGAACTAAATTCGGATGGTGCGGACGTTTTTGACTTTGGTGCGTCAAATGATGGGAAGCTGAAACTCTTCATCATGGGTCACGCCCAGAAAATTTCTTGACAGAATTCAAACATGGCCGAGATTCCTATGCGTAAAAGCCACGTGCGTCGCGTGACCCGGAAGGTCATCCGCGTGCACAGAAAGGACGGCACGTCGTACACGTACGTCCGTAAATCCAGCAAGACGAAGGTCCGTCCTTCTTATGCTTATGACGTGGGAACTATCGGACAATCCAAGTCGCGGATCGGCCCACTCAAGCACGGCATGCTTACTCGCTTCGGGTACCACCCCGTCGAGGCCAAGACCAACCGCCGTAAGGCTCTCTCCAAGGGCGTCAGCAAGGGCGAGACGCCCCTGGCCGTGATGCGCCGCCTCATCGCCATCAGCACGCTGACGAAGCGGACCGCGCCCCGGGCCTCCCGCATTTACAAGCAGGACGCCATGTGGGTCCGGAGCAAGTACGCCAAGTCTTTCAAGACTTCCAAAAAAATGTAAACTTAATATAAAATGAATCGCAACAACAACAGCCCTCGGCGGAGCTATGGACCTGTGGCGTCGGCCCGCCGAGCCGGCTCGGCCCTTATAGGCCATACTCGCGCCAACCACGCCGAGTTTATGCGTGCGGCAAATGCAGTCAGTGCGTTCGCCGGGCGCAATATGAATTCCCCGGCGGATCGTGAGCGTCTGAGACGGCTCATCCGTCTGCTGGCCGGTTACATCCACATCTCGGGCATCGCACTCTCGACGTGGCTCGTGCAGCACTTTGTGCGGACTCGCCCGGCGACGGCCGCGGCCATCGTCGCGGCCATGTGGGGGCGCGAATACGTCGTCGATCGGACGGGTTCCGTGATCCGCCGGGCCCGTCGCCGCGCGGCTGGGTACGTGCGGAATCTTCCAGGGCGCGCGGCCCGTACCGTCGGGGCCGGGGCGCGCTCGGTTGCTGCGCGCGTAGGACGCGTGTTCCGCCGCCGTAGCCCACGCACCAATTAAATCTTTTTTAATATAAATGCAACAAGCGGCGAGAGCCCGAGGGGCGCGCCGGCGCGCGAACGGAGGCGTGAGAAATCGCCGGCGCGCGAACGGAGGCGCTGGCCCACCCGCTCGCGCCGTTGCGGGGCCGATGATCGTCGATCAGAATGGAGCTCAGGCTCTCCCTGCAAATGCACGAACTGAATTATTAGCCCAGCCTGCGAACGCAACAGCACGGGCGATACTGAATGGAGCGCCGGTTGTTAGAAATCAAGTAGAGTTGGGCGAATGGATGCGAATTGCGGATCAGAACGTGATTGCACAGAGAGAGGCCCTGGCCGATATCGCCCGTCAACAAGGTCTGGGGTTCGAGGAACTCCAGTTGGGTCAGGCCGAAGGCGCCGCCATGTTTCGTGAACTACTTGCGGGCGTCACTCGCAGTGTGGGCCGCCGCCTTAACGTTTTAGAACAGAGCATCGGTGCGCGTTCCGAAACTCAGAATGCCGCACTGGCTTTACTAGCCGCGAATCAGGCCGCAGCCCGTGTCGAACAAAACGCCGAGCGAGCTCGTGCCGCACGACAGCGCCAGGCGGCGGCACGGCAGCGTCAGGAGGCGAGAACTGAACGCGCTACGGCGGCTCAGCGTCACCGCGAAACGATGAACACGGCCGCCGCGGCGGCCGCAGTGGCGCGCATTCGCCATCTCTCGACCGCCCCATTTTGGCATCTTGATTTCAAAGACATGCCTCAGGCTTTGAAAATCAGACTCAGGGCTGCGTGGTGGAAATCCCTCCTTGCAGGTGCCGTTGTGTTCGGAGCCGGCCTTCCGGCCGCGGCCGCGACCATATGCATCTACTGGCCCGCATCTATAGCAGCGTACGAGATCGGAAGACGGGCTATTAAATTATGGTCGATCCCATGCTTGGCACTCGTGGTATATGGTCAAATGTATTATATTCACACGACCAGAGATTTAGTAAGTATCCATAATTTTTATAACGAATGTGAAAAAAATCCAATGGAGTGCCGGTTGGCGTTACGCGCCACCTGGCCTCTCCAGGTCGCCACGAGCACCGCGTGGAACGGAGCTCATTTAGTATTTGGAACGGGTAACGGCTACAGAAATTTTTACGCACTGCCACCGAACAGACCCCGAGTACCACCGCTCCCCAACGTGGGGCCATTTACCGATGTCATCTGGACCACGAGTGGACCGGTACCCATTCATAGACCGTCAACCGGCTTCGGTTCCACTTCGGGCGGAACGGCCCCAGCCATTCCCTCCTCTGCACGCATGGGAAATGCATCAAATCAGGCACATGCACGTTTATTTTACGAGCAGCTCCAGAGAAATACACGGACCGCTCGGCAAGCGGCTCAGCGTCAGGCCGTCGCGACGCGTCAGAGACAGCTGGCCCGCCAATTGGCCGCGTGGGGTCCCCGTCAGGCGCCACCCATACCGCGACGCATGGGGGCCAGAAACGCACCGCCGGCGCGCTCCCCGCCCCGACGCCGTGCAAGAACAACCAACAACAGCAACAACAACAACAACTATAATAACTGGAGCCCACCAGCCCCGTCCTCTCCTAGAGGGCTAGTGCGTCGGGGCTTGAATTCTGCCCGCAATGCTGCAGCGCGTCGGTTTGGCAGTGCAATGGGTAGGCTGAGATGGATTCGGCTTGCGGCGAGCCTGTGGCGGCGGCGTTGAGACGCCCCTCATAATTTATGTTTATTAATATAAATGGTCGTAGCCGATCCTCAAATTCCAGAAAGTGGAAAGAAACTTTTCGAGTTAGTTTGGACGACGGGTGAGAAGTACGCCCCTTCCAGTCCGGTCTATAAGTACGTCACGCGCCTTCAGGAAGAATATTCAAAGCACATAAGAAAACTGCCATCCGCTTACGGCAAGGCTTTTACGATCGAAGAGGCCGAGCGTCTCGTGAAAAAGACTCGGCCCAACTACGTAAATAAAAAATAGGTTGAATTTGATATTAAATAACATGGAGTCCGTCCTTCGCCAGATCGCCGATGATATCTGGGCGTCCCTCGGACCGGGCTACTCCGAGTCCGTGTACCACTGCGCCTTTGAGGTCGCGCTGCGGTCACGCAAAATTTACTATGAGACCGAACGAATCGTACCGGTGTTCTACGAAGGGCAGAACGTCGGGCACGTCCGGGCCGATCTCATAGTCGATCGCAAATATGTCATAGAGCTGAAGTCGGTAGGCAAGCTCGGGGAGACTTACCGAATTCAGACCCAAAATTATCTGAAGCTTCTGGAACTCGAGACTGGATTCCTCATCAACTTTCCGGACAAGAAGGGTCCTCTCGAATTTGAGACCATAATTCGTGAACGTCCGGCCCGACCGACTCTGGATCTCATCGACTGCTAGACGGTCTTGATATATTGCCACTGGAGTTCCTTGCAAATTTTGGACCAAATTTCATCCTGGACGTACAATTTCTCTTTTGATTTCAACAACGGGAAGCACGGTAGATAATCATCCTCCCCGAGCAACTCACAAAACTTATAAAGGACATAACTGTAACTCAAAAAGTTCTTGCGGGTCGCAGGTTTGTGCTTCTCGAAAGGCCCCTGAATCTTGTGAAACATGAGACGGAGCCGGTGCTCGAGAGCCTCGGGCATCGTAGGGGGCGTGATACCGTTCAGGATCGTCGATATGTACGCGACGTGCTCGTAGTACTTGGCGTACCCGAGCTTTTTAAGCAGACCCTTGACCTTTTCGTGAGTGATTTCCGAAAGGTCCTTAATCTTTTGCTTCTTAAATTCGGCCCGTAATTTTGTGATAACCTCTTCAGGGACACTCGTCGATTCCTTGGCTTGGAATTGGCTGATCCACTCGTTGAAGTGATTCTCACGTTTGTATGAATACACGATGTTCTTCTCCATCTCTTGTTCCTCCTTGAAACCGACCTCTTCGCCCAGAAAGTACTCGGCGTTCCCACACCTCGAACATACCTCCTCACTCGTGGCCTCTTCGACGATCCAGGAGTGCACGGCCCCACAACTCTTACAGGGTCGATCGTAGTACGCGTCTTTCCTATCGCACCGGTCAAACTCACCCTCGACCACGGAGAGGTACTTTTTATATATGTCCTTGCGTTGAACACCTTTCCGGGCCGCAACCTTGAGGGACGCAACCTGGTGGGTCGTCTCGGACGCGGGCTCCTCGGTGGCCGTGTTATACTCTTTCAAAATTGGAACACAGGAAAGCAAGTAATCTATCATTTCGGTCTCGTTCTTACATTCGTGTATTCGGGCATTGTATCGAGCCTCCATACAATAACCCTCCTTTTAATTCTCTATCTTAGGGGCCAAGTAAAACCGAAGATCGCCTAAATTAGCAATTGTGTATCTAAATATAATTGGCATATTCTCATTCTCAGAGTCTTGCATGAGCTGGACGCTCGAGCACATATTGGTCGCCTTCGTAAACAGGTTGATATATTTTAGACTAAAAATATTTCCGGTCCGATCGACCTCGTCCGGAAACTCGATGACGGTCGTTTGATCCGCAAAGTCCCCTCGACAGCTCAGCTCGAGCTTGGTCCCCTCACGCATAATCGTCATCTCATTCGCTAGGTTCCCCATGTCTCGGGTGATCCGTTGAAAGTCGACCGCGGGCAGGGTCGTGATGACATTCATCTTGATGTCTGGCAGGTCCAGGATGTCCTCGTTAATGTCTAGCAATTTCAGTTTGAAATTCGTCGATGACTTTTTGACCGGGTTCTCGATCGTCATTTCGAGAACATCCCGTCCCTCTACACGAAGCGTCAGGACATCCTGACCCGTGACCGACTTGAGAAGCTTGTAGACGTTACTCATATTCAGACCGGCCGCGATATCCTGGGGACACTCGTACTCTTCGAAGTTCTCGGAGTTCAGGGTCATATGGACCAGGGTCACACGGGCCGTATCGAGTGTTAGGATGTGAACGCCTCGGGCCGTGAAATAGACGTTCACATCGTTGATGATGTCCTTCAGGACCTCGAAGACCGATTTTACGGCCGAGGCCTGAATTGTCTTCAGATACATATGCTGAAATTTAGGGTCAAATCTCTAAGCTCGCTTTCCGTAACTTTGGTAAGCGTCAGTCACGCTCATACTTATCCGGGCCTCGAGTTCGGGTGTTACGACGGGCTGGAGGCTCGAGCCATAACTGTCGAGGCTGAAGAGTCCAGTGTTCTCGGTCCCATCCAAAGTCGTACACAAATTCCCGGTCCCGTCCCAAGAATCAAAGTCGCACGGGATCATGGACGTCAGCCAGGCCTTGACGTCCGCACCGACCTTCATGTCGCCCTCGTTCGTGACGAGGGTCGGGACCCGTGTGATCTTCTTCGAAGGGACACCCTGGGTCGTCACATTGTGGAAGCGGACGATTTCGATAAGGGCCGGTTGGGTCTTGATGAATGCTATAATTTCCATGGACCATTTACACTTGTCCGAATAGACCAGAAGAGCCATTTAATGTCAAGGGATTTTTTTGGTCCGGAACTTTTTCGCGCCTGTTAGTAATATGAAGGACGCTGTTATCGTCGTCCTCGTAGCGATCCTGGCCTTTCTCATGTGGAACGGGCGGCAGACCGGGACGTACACGGCCTCACCCCTCGGCATCCCGGTCGACACCGCCGCGGCGATCCCCCCTGAAATCACGGGTGCGATCGTCGAGAAATTTCAGCAGCAGAACCCCGATCTGTACCCGATCGAGACCCTGTTCGTGAACCCTCAGAAGGAGGAGGGCGTCTTTGATTCCCGATTCATGTTCTTCAACACGAAGAAGTTTTATGGCGTCCAGTACGACATCCAGGCCCGGGTCGGAAGTGACGGTGCGACAATCCTGAAGCAGTCCGAGTCGTCCCAGCGCGACCCGAGTTACGGATACGTACCGGACAAGTACCAGCCATGGCAGGCTATCGATGGGGTCCTCGATGCTCAGCTCAAGGAGGCCCTGTCCAAGCCCCTGCCCGAACCTTCCCTAGACAATCTCATGAAGCGTGAGTAAATTTTAAGAACAAATTTTGATCCAAAATAAGAGAGGATGTTGTCCGCCAAGGACCTCGCGGTCCGTGAAAGGACCAAACACAATGCCATAAAAGAAATGTACAAGGCGATGTTGTCGCAATTTTGTCGCAAAATTCGTTCATCTTACGAATTAGGACATAAGGACGCGACCGTGACGGTCCCGCCCTTCATCATAGGGTTTCCAAAGTACGACATGGCCCGGGCCGTTATGTACATGGCCCGGCAACTTCAGAGACTGGGCTACACCGTCAGTATGGTCGGGCCGTTCAGTCTCAAAGTCCAATGGTCCCGGGCCCCTCCGGACGAGGCCCCCGCCGATGAATTCCTGGGCGAGGCCCCACCTATGGATATCCTCCCGGCCCTTGTGAACCTGCAGAAAACGGCCCAGAAGTTGCGGAAGAAATAGACCACTCATCGCCTCCTCACGGACCGAACAGCAAGTCTAGGAGCGGCCCTAACGGTCGCCCAGCGCAGTGCACTGTAATGTTCTGGATAGTACGTCTGCATAAATGTTGCAGCGGGACGCAACATACGGCGCACGGCCGCCGGTGGTTCGCCCGCCCCCGGTGAAAAGTACACATTAGCCGCGGCCGCTACGAGACGGTTCGCACGGGCCGGACGTTGACGCGCATTCGCTTCGAAAAAGTTCACGGCCGAGTGACCGAGGGTCCGTGCATGCTGTGGACCGACACCGCCGATTACCATGGCCGGGCCCAGAACCGCTCTGGCCGTTTCGATTAGCGCACCCCTACCGGCGCGCCGAAGCGTTTCGGATGTTCGTGGGAATCTTCCCTGACTACGGGGTGACATAATATTACGTGCGAAAATGTTCCCAGTTAATTATTCTCTTGAAACAGTAACCATGGATCTCCTCAACGAGTCCGAGCGCCGCTTCACAAAGAAGCTTTGTGACGCGATGATTCCTCATATGGTCGAGACGTTTTGGGAAATTTGGCTCGAGGCCAAGAAGCAGTCCCAGGGCAAGGGAACCCCCCAGGTCTTCGATGAGCTCCTCCGTGGAATTAAGACCTGGAATTCGTCAATCTCTCTGAAGCACGCCGAGGCGATCGCCAAGGCCGAACCCCTGTTTCCCAAGCTTCTGGCGGCCGTCTTTGTGACCCATGTGAAGATTCTGAGCTCAATCCGGACCGACAAAAAGTCCAAGAAGATTTGCATCAAGCTCCCGGCCAATGACGTGTTCGTCCAGCGGTGCTACGAGGCTTGTGCCGAGGACGTGTACAAGCGGCCCGAGGTCATCATCAGCCCATCGATCAACGAAGAGACTCGGATGGAGCAGCTCCATGACAGATTTTGTATCAAAATTCAGAAGTTCATCGAGAGTCTGATTCAGACGGCCGAGATTCTGGAGGCCTACCTTCCCATGAGTTCCAACGATCTGAACTTTGATGACAGCGAGGAGGCCCAGGACGTTCTCATGATCGAGGACCCCATGCCCGAACCCGAGCCGGCACCGGAGCCAGAGCCAGAGCCCATGAACGAGAATGCCGAGGTCGATGGGGTCCCCACGAACACGGGAACCCCGGGAGGCATGGAGCTCGGTGAGACGCCCGGGGGCACCAAGACGGTCGCCGTCACGCCCTCCATGGCCCCGCCTCGAATTCCAGAACAAAATTTGTTCGATGACGCTCGTGAAAAGTAGTCCCGAAAAAACTTGAGTAGAAGTAATGGAGCAGTACCTTCGGGAACCCTTTAGCGCGGCCGTGATCGCCGCCACAATCACAATGGCCTATGTGTATGGTCGAGCCAAAATGAATGGTGAAACAAAGATTAAGAATTCGGAGATGATGAAGCCGGCTTTTCTGGTTGGACTCCTGGTCTATTTCATCGTCAGTCAGGGCCAGGGCTACACACAGGACGCAAGTGTTAAAGCGCCTTTTTAACTTAAAAACTAAATCATTTATAGTGTAAATGACGACCCTTCAGGCATTCAATGAGATGATGGGTCAGTTTCTTGACGAACTCCATGAAGTGTTTCCGGATGATGCGGCCGTGACGGCGGCCCAGGCGGCCCCTCGGGATCGCCAGACCCTCGACACGTTCATGAAGTCCCTGAGTCAGTGGTCGACCCAAATGATGCAGAAGGATGACGGATTCTTTTGCGAGCAAAATGAGTTCGTAAAGAATCTGAACCTTCACACCATCTGGGCGTCGGAGTCCTGTACGCCCAACACCAAGAACGCCATCTGGCAGTACCTCCACTCGATGTACATGATCGGTACGACAATGAGTATGTTCCCACCTGAGACGCTCGCGATGATCGAGGCCGCGGCCGATAATGCCACGAAGAGCATGAAGAACAGCTCGGGTCAGATTGACGAGGCTGCGCTGATGTCGGGCGTAAACAACATGCTGGCCCAGATGCTCGGTGGGGGCGCGGGTGGCGCGAACCCTCTCGCGGCCCTTCTGGGTGGTGGTGGCGGTCCCCAGCAGCCCCGGCGTCGGGTCCCCAAGAATAAGAAAAAAACATCTCAGTAAGTAGCAGAGAATGAATCCAGCCGAGGTCTTCCAAACGAATAAGCTTCTCGAGTTCTGGCCGACCGCCAAGCAGTCGGCCCGCGAGCGCGTCTCGGCGACGACCCGTTTCGTGTTGTACGCCACGGTCCTCGTTTACCTGATTAACCGTGACGCGCGCGTGTTCGCTCTGGGGGCCCTGGTCCTGGCGATTCTGTATTACATGTACACGACTAACATGATCTCGGACGGTAAGGTCCGCCCGGCTCAGGGTGACGCGCGGACCTCGGGTCCTCTTCGGGACCCCGTGACTCTCCCGACGCTCGATAATCCCATGGGGAACGTTCTGATGACGGACTATGCCGACAAGCCCGATCGCCCGGCGGCCGCGTGGTACCCGAGCATGCGTTCGCAGGTCCAGGATACCTGGAGCCGGATCCACCCGTTCGAGCGTCAGCGTGATGCCGAGCGTAATTTCTACACCATGCCCTCTACGACCATTCCCAACGATCAGACGGGCTTCGCACAGGCCGCGTACGGTCGGCCCTTCTCGGCCAAGTGCCGCGACCAGGGCGGGGCCGCATGCGACCCGGATCGCTTCTATTCAACATTCCCCGAGCGCACGCAGCTCCGTGCCGGTAACGGGCGCTAGAAAATAATGTATTTCTTTTAATAATGCCGAGACAGGACACAAGCCCGAACATTCTTCAGCCGGGCGTCTGGATCGGCCCGGCTCAGGTTGTTCTCGAGGATCAGGTCCAGATTGAGAGCCAACTGCGCGAGCGTACGACGACCGCATGGAAGAAGGCCTGGTCCGAGCGGGCCTATGATTTCCCGAATAGCTATGTTAACCTGCCCCTGCGCGTGATGACGTGGGATCCCAAGAGCAGCTTCGCCGAGCAGCAAAACACCCGTTTTGTTCAACGTTATTTTTCTAAGTAGGTAATAATATGGACCCACTAGCTTTAGCAGCGGTCGTTGGTCTTGTGTTTGCTGGCAAGCGTCTAAGTGAGGGGGCGACCCCCGAACCGGACGCCCAGTCAGCAACCACGAAACCCGTTCGCCCGATCACTCGGCGCGACGTTGATCTGATGACGTACCCGGCCGAACACGCCGCGGACGCATTTGATCTCAGAATTATGAATCCTCAGCTTGGTCGTCGAATTGGCGACTGGCGAATCCGTCCCAAGGAGGCAGTCGGAAATCTTCAGGACGTCTCTCGGTCCGCGACTCGCTTCCCCTACGGCCAGCCCATCTACGATATGGCGAACCGCCAGTACATCACGAACAAGATGAACAATGTGTCGCCGCTCGAGCAGCCCAAGAACGTCGGTCCGGGTCTGGGTCTCGATTCGAATGTCCCAGCCGGGGGCGGTTTCCACGACTATTTCCGTGCACTTCCGACCAACATCAACGAGGAGCGCCTCACGACGATCGAGGGCCGTGACGGTCCTCCGAATCCAGTCGTCAAGAGCGGTCTGCCTCTTATCGGTGCCATCACCAAGGACGCCAAGGAGACCAAGGCCTGGGAGCGCAAGCCCGCCGCCTATGACGGTCAGGGTCAGGGTGGCCGTATTCGGGGCGCCGAGGGCCGTCCGGACTTTATCAAGACCCGCAAGACGACGATCCGTCAAGAGACGGGGCTTCGCACCGACACGCTCTCCTCGGGTCCGGCTCAATATAACGTGGCCCAGCCCTACGCCGTCGGAACGTCGTCCTACACGGACAAGAGCCTTACGCGCGCATCGGGCTATCGCTCGAAGGAGGATCGGGCCGGAAACGCCGGATCCATGAACGTCCGCAACGACCCAGTGAACCAGGTCGGAGCGGCGACCAATCTCCGCGTGGAGTCCAAGTCGGTCGCTCCAGGCCCGATGGGCCCGACGGGCTCGAGCAATAGCCGTGGTTACAAGCCACCCCAGTACGACGACCCCCTCAACGAGCACAAGGGCAAGCTGAATCCTCTGGCCCAACCGGCCGCACTTGATATCGCAATTCAGCAGCTCGAGAAAAATCCGATTGCGTTACCCCCCCTGGCCGTGGTCTAGACGGGCCAAAAATTATATAGACTAGTTTTAAAATGAGCGGTGGTATCGTTCAACTTGTCGCGACCGGACCTCAGGACGCTTGGCTGACGGGTAAGCCCGAGGTCTCCTTCTATCGTTCGAACTACAAGCGCTACACGCACTTTGCGAGCTCGGTCGAGAATCAGGTGATCCAGGGTACGGCTATTGCGGGGGGTCTTTCGACGGTCCGTTTTGAGAAGAAGGGCGACCTGCTGAGCTATGTGTACCTGACGGCCAAGGACTCCAACGGCAACCCGATCGCGGGTCTGGACTGGACCGATGTGATCGACAAGATCGAGCTTTACGTTGGCGGTCAGGTGGTGGACACGCACGATATCGAGTACATGACGGACATCGAGCCGGTGACGGGCGCCCAGAACTTCTCCCAGCGTTACCTGAACCTGACGAACACGGTTCTGAATAACCAGAAGAACTCGTTCCTGCCCCTGAAGTTCTTCTTCTGTAAGGACTGGGCCGTGGCTCTGCCCCTGGTCGCTCTCCAGTTCCACGATGTCGAGCTGCGCATCACCTGGTCGACGTACCTGGCCCAGACGGCCGCACCGACGGGTATTCCATCGGGCAGCCCGGCCTACTCGAGCCTGCAGTACCAGTGCTGGGCCAACTTCACGTACCTGGATCAGGCCGAGCGCGAGTGGTTCGCCAAGTCGAACCATGACCTGCTCGTGACCCAGGTCCAGCGTGTGCTGATGGGTTCCGCACCGACTCAGGAGCTGGCCCTGGCCCAGCCCGTGAAGTTCATCGCCTTCCCGTGCAAGAACTACACGACCCTGTACGAGTCTGGCTCGGCCAACGCCTCGAACTACCAGCTGAAGACCCAGGTGAACGGTGTGGACGTGGGAGACTCGCGCCACCTGAACCACTGGATCGACGTGCCCCAGTACTACAACACGGCCTTTGCGTACGCCGCGGGCACGGCCGTCAGCACGACGACCGGCACGGGCATGCACGCGAACGTCGCGATCATCTCGTACTGCCTTGACACGGCCAAGCTCCAGCCCACGGGCACTCTGAACTTCTCGCGCCTCGACACCTTCCGTCTGGTCGTGCCTCCGGCACTCACGGGCGGCATTGGTGCCCTTGCGTCGGCGATCAACTACCCGACCAACTACCTGTACGCCGTGAGCTACAACGTGTTCCGGATCCAGAACGGTCTGGGCTCGCTGCTCTACGCAAATTAAAAAAAACTCGAGATCTCAAGGCGGCCATGCAACTCTGGCACTGGTTGCTTCTTTTTGGTCTTGTATTTTTGATATCATATAATCCTCGTACGGGAAATCTCAGTAAATTTTTTGGCCCAGAAGTATCAGTAGAGGATGGAAAATCTTCGAGAGAGACACAAAGCGATAGCGATACCAGTAAGCACAGTGAATGACGTCCAGCATTTTTTGATCGTCCATGATCGGCGATACAAAGAGTGGACGTTCGTGACCGGCGGGTGTCGCCGACGCGAGGTTTACAATCCGCTCCGTTGCGCGGTTCGTGAACTCGAAGAAGAAACACGTGGTGTCATAAACCTGAAGCGGGGTTCCTACGCCTACTTCAAGTTTTCGACGAACACTCCAGAACCTAGAGATATAGAAGACGGAGTAGACGTGATAAACCACTATCACGTATACATATTTGATTTACCTATGACCGCTATCGAACATAGACACGTCGTCAGGCGGTTCTGTGACGAGAAAGAGAAGATGGAGGCGAGCCGAGTGCCGTTTCGCAAGAATTATGACGAAAATGATGAGTGCCGTTTCGAAAGCCTCGAGGGTCTCCAGGGCCGTTCGGATCTCTGGCCCATGATTCGCCATCACGTACTAGGCAACCCGGACTTTCATCAGGCCCTTAGGTCGAATCACAAGACTCCTTTTAATTTGAGGGGTTAGCGCGCCGGGTCCCGTGTAAATAAGTGCTATCCAAATAATAGAAATGACGAAAACGAAGCTGGAGTATGCGACGATCCTATCGGAGCTACGCAAGGACGGTTCGGATCCCAAGCAACTTGCACAGGACATGAGCTTGCGCAAATTGCTTTACGAAATTGAACTTTTTGAGGCCACGGCGGACCCACCAGCCCCCGCTACGGCTCCGGTCCCCGCGGCGGCCCCGGCCCCGAAGGAAAAGAAGGGGCTTCCCAAGTCGTTCTGGTCGTGGATTACCCATGATTCATCCGACGAGGATGATGAATAAAATAGATC